CCGACTTTTTGTAGCCGTCCTTCTTCTTAAAATCCGAGTAAAGATATTTCACTCCATACTCTGCCTCAAGCCTTCCTCCTATCTCGTTTAACTTCGCGGCGTTCTTAAGCGGGCTTATTGAAAGCGTGGTTGTAAAAAAATCAAAATCATGATCTTTTGCGTATTCCGCCGCCTCCCTGAGTCTTAACTCATAGCATGCAAAGCACCGCTCTTTTCCTTCCGGAAGTCCCCCCATGCCGCGCGCCATCTCATAAAAGCGCTCGGTGTCATACGCGCCCTCTACGAAATGAACCGGATATTTTGTCGGAAATTCCCTGACAAAGCGCTCCTGCTCCCTTGCACGTATATAATATTCCTCAGGTGGATAGATATTGGGATTATAGTAAAAGACAGTCACCTCGAAATATTCACAAAGACTTGCAATGCAGTATGAACTGCACGGAGCACAGCAGCTGTGAAGCAGAAGTTTTTTAACCTGCCCCCTGCGGTGCTCCTCTATAAGCTCTTCCATTTTTTTCTGATAATTAATCGCATTCATCGATACTACCGCCATACATTTTAAGGCAAAGCTCCCTGCCGGTCTTTGTCTTAAAAATATTCTCAAATGCGTTTTGGATTGCGCGGTCGCTTAAATCGTCCTCATAAATATTTACAAGGAAATCGGCCTCCACGAGAATCCGGTAATCTAAGCCATCAATATTGTCATAGGTGTGATGGTGCCCAATCAGATAGCAGATCCGGTCGATAAGATAATTCTCAACGCCCAGCTCGATAAGCATGCTCTCCGCCTCTATCGGACCCTCCTGCTCCTGAAGCTTCCCGTCGGAGCTTCCGTATTTTTTCTCCGCGGGTCTGATACCGATGTCGTGTGTGTAAGCAGCAGCCTCAAGTATAAAGAGTGAAACCTCGTCCAGTTCCTCTTTAAGCCCTATTATCCGGGCGAAGCTGTGTACCTTTGTAAGGTGCGCGATTCGTTTCGGGTCGCCCTCAAAGTACGTAATCATCCTGATGTAAAGATCATCAAGCTGCTGCCTGCTATAGCAATCGTCCATATTTTGTTTCTCCTTTTTCAGCGAAGCATTGTATGTAGGTATATAAAGTTTACGGGCGACTGAAAAAGCCACCCGTAAATAAAGAGCAGATGACGGGAATCGAACCCGCATAAAAAAGCGCCATCGATGGCTATTTTATGCGATTCTTGCGTTCGAGGTGACAACTTTGGTGACAACTTTTTGTCAACTGCCATATTCTTATCACAAAAGAGTTTATCAAACAATGAAGAAAAATTCAACTTTTTTCGGCAGGCAACGACTTTGACTTTGATGACGACCTTGAACAAGATAAAGCTCCCGTGATCCCTTGTCTTTTAGTTTAGAATTTGTCAAAGTTAGTCATAGCCTAGTCATTACTTCATCACGCTTTGATCAACTTGCCAGTCTTAAGCAACGTAAGCAGCTTTGTGTTCTGGACAGCAGTGCCGGTGTAGCTGGTGATGCCGTTTGCCTTTGCAATCTTTTTCCGATGGGTCAGGGTTGTGTCGTCTTCTCCCACTTTCGCCAGTGCTGTGACTATGCTGGTTGAGCTGCCGGTATATTTTTTGTAGTACTTTGCATCATTAGGCTCGACGTCATATTTAGGACGTCCGAAAAGCGTCTTGCCCTTGTATGCACTGATCTTGTAGCTTTTGGCTTTGACGCCGCCGCCATTGGCCACGACAGCTGATGCTCCGGACGTGTTGCCCTCAACTGTATAAAAGGTCGTGTCATCTACCTTTGTCACGATGCCGGTATGATAGCAGCCGCTGACCTGCCCGTTTTTAGTGAAGAAAACCTGATCACCTTTTTTAGGTGACGTATGTAGTGCGCCTTTGTCCTTATACATCTGAGCGCTGGCGACCGTGTAATCCTGGAAGTTTCCGTCAAGCAGGCTCTTTGCTGTCGCGATCCCATAAGCCCTGTAAAAGCACCAGTCGTTAAAGGCATCACACCATGCCGCCGGAAAGTCCATCACCGCCGGATAGATCTTGTGCATATCACGGCCGTATTTGGTATAGTTATCGGATCCGGCGCCGGCTGTCTTTTTGTCAAGGACCGATGGATCCTTTTTATAAGCTGCCGCCGACTTTTCGAGATATCCGACCTCGCCCTCTGCCACCTCGATAACTTTACTCACATAATTTTTACTCATTGCTTTCGCCTCCATCGCCAAGCTCTGTGCTGTCGCTATCAGAGGCTCCTTTGTTGCTGGCGTCCACCAGCCCCTCGCCCACTATGTAAGCAATTACAGCCGCGCCTGCCATGATGATCGCTGTGCTCTCTGCTGCTTCGCCTTCCGTGCCGCCTGCTGCCACGATAATCAGCGCGACAAAGCCAGCAACCGCCACCCAGAGCTTCCGGCTTGTCAGTTTTCTTTTTATTCTGTCACTCATCCTCGTCATCTCCTTCCTCATCGTCGTCATATTCTTCTTCGCAGCCTTCCAGCTCGTCCGGTTCTGATGGCATGTCCGGCTCCGGTATATCCTCTGGGCTGCCCTGCTTGATCTTAAGAGCATTCTCCACCCCGGCCTTGATAAAGTATCCAAAGACGCAGACCTTTAGCACGTCCGCATTACAGTCTACCAGTTCTCCAAGTGCGTCCATATTGCCGGTCGCTGACATCGCTACGGCTGCATAAATTATGACCGCAAAATAGGCGGCTGAGAGCATCAGCACGAGCCTCTTGGAAAATTCCCAGACCCACGCGGTCTTTACTTTTACATCCTGATCCATAGCCTCCTCCTTCACGTGTTTTTTTTCTGCTGCCCGGAGTAGATGCTTATAATGCCGGCGCGCTCGATGAACTCTTTCTGCGCGTGCTTGGTGTCTGAAGCGTATTTAAGAGCCTCGTCCATATCTCCGTTGCAGTGAGCATCCGGAATTCGCTGAACCGCCTTTGCCGTAGCCTCTCCGAGAGCAAGTGAAGCATGTACGCACTGGAGTGTCATGAGCTCGTTCTCCTGGCGCCGCTTCTCAGCTTCGTCGGTCTTAATTTTTGCAATTCGTTCTTTTTCTTCTAAGTCTTTGTCCCTTTTTTCGAGCTTTCTCTCAATAACCCAGAAGGCAAATCCCACGATCGCACTCGGTATGCATACGGCCACCGCAGCTATGATCGCCACTACATTAATGCTAACCATAAATTACCTCCTTCCCAAGGGACCTGTTACGTCGCCCGCGTCATAATGCCCTGCGAGCCCCTCGTTAAATTGTTTAATCATCTGTCAGATTAGCCCTTATAGGCTTCATCTGTAATGTTTTTGTATGCATCCTCGCTAATCTGTCCCTTTTCGACCATGGTCTTAAGCTGCGCCTTTGTAACCTTTTTCGGCTTGCTGGCGTACATACGCTTAAGGCTGTTTACTAAAATTACGCTTGCCATTATGCTAACACCCCTTCCTCTATAAGCTCGGCGGTGTACTGGTCTATTGCATCAGTGACCGCCTTGTCTGTCTGGATCTCCTCTACGCTCTGCAGCAGGGCGTATTCGCTCTCGGTGATCTCCCGGCTCTCGCATACGTATTCCGTATAGGCTGCCTGGTCCTCCGTCTCCTCGTGTGTTACTTCCTGGATGTTCCTGCGCTGAATGTAAAGACTAGGCGCTATAAGCAAGAGCTCCGCCGGTCTTTCCGCGCATCTTTCCTCTGTCCACTGTTTCATGGTTCCTTAACCTCCTGTCTAGTTTTGATACAATTTTCTTAATCTTGCCTATTCAAACCAGCCCATATAGCTAAGCATTGCTTTTAAGTGTTGCGCGAAGTAACCGCGGCCGGTTTCCTTCGCCTGGTGCATCTGTTTGGCCAGCCTGATGGCTTCAAACATAATATTTTTCCGGATAAGTGTCTTTTCTCTGTAAAACTTAAAGCCTATAAATTGCTACGCATCCCCCCCTAAGCGGTTACGCCGACAGGTGGTAATAGAAGATCGGCCGCGCCGAAGGACCAGTCCGTAGAAGAAGCCGCGTAAATCCAAGTACGCGCGCGAGGACCGCCATCGGTGCC